GACGCCCGGACGTTGACCGAGGCTGAGCAGGTCCGCATGGACAAGGCCCGGCACGGCCGCGCCGTCAAGGCTCTCAAGGCCCAGGCCAAGGTGTCACGGCAGGAAGCCACGATCAAGACCCAGCTTGCCAAGGGCGGCACCCAGGGCCTTGCCAAGGCTTTCAGCAAGCTAGGAAAGGGCAAGTAGGTAAATGCGCCGCGATAATGTCCATGCGGAGATACGGTGGCTAAAAAAGTGCTTTTGGTGCCTGAAAGACTGGAAAATCACCTTTGGGCGCGGAAAGAACCTCGCCGGGTGTTCGTGGTCAGTGGACCCCAAGTGTGGCAACATCGCACATTACGGGCGCGGTCGAATACCGTGTGATTACGCTCTGCATGAAATGCTGCATTTGGCATTTGCGGAGTTCAGAACTGTTCGTGGAGGCAAGACGAGACGAGTGTTTGAGGAGACGCTGATTCGGGATATATGCAAGGTCTACAGACAGGCAAGAGGCCATCACTAATGGAAGTTGACACCACCATTCCGAACCGCCGGTTCATGGGCGAGATTCACGCCGGTCAGCGGGCGGTGCTCGACGCCTACGACCGTGGCCATGCGCGGTTTGCACATCTGATATGGCATCGTCGCGGGCGAAAGACCACGCTTGCCATCAATCTGGGCATCAGGGAGTGCATTCGCCGTTCGCGGTTCACCTGCCGGCACATTCTGCCCAAGCGGACCCAGGCGGAAGAGGTGGTGTGGAACGATCCCAACATGCTGTTCGCCTACTTGCCGCCGCAGGCGATGAACCTATGGCGTCCGAACATTTCCAGCCTGACGATCCGGTTTGCCAACGGCAGCCGGTACGTTCTGGACGGGGCGGACAAACTGGCCGACGACAGGCGCGGCATCAGCGGCGACCTGTTCATCTGCGACGAGTGGGCATTCCACGAAAACGCCTATGTCTACGAGGCCCTGATACGGCCGATTCTGGCCGAGGATGAGCGGAAGGGGTGCTGGTTCCTGACGACGTTTAACGGCGTCAACCATGCGTCGGAAATGTACGAGCGGGCCAAGCGGGATCGAAGCCCGGACACCTACGTTCACCTGATGAAGGCGAGCGAATCGGGCGTTCTCAGTGCGGTCGAGCTTGCCAAGGCCCGCGCCGAAATGCCGGACGCCTTGTATGCGCAGGAGTTCGAGTGCGAGCCGATGTCGGCTACGGACATGGTTCTTATCCAGCCCTCGATGCTAAAGCGGCTGGAGGGCATTCACCGGGCCCACCTCGAGACGCGGCGGATCGTCAGTATCGACACGGCGTTTGGTGGCGACCAGTGCGTGATTATGGGCATTGAGAACACGCGGATTGTCGAGAAGAAGAGCTTCCACCCGGAGCGTACGAGCGAGATTGTTGGTGAGGCGTTGCTGATGGGCAGCCGGATAGGGACGCGGAACTACATTGGCGACGTGATCGGCAACGGAACGGGCGTCATGCACGATCTGTCCGACGTGGGCGGAACATTTGTCCAACCCTTTGACTCCAGAAGCAAGCCTGCCGATTCCTCTCCGAGGATGTTTAATCGCAGGGCCGAGGCGTGGTACTACACGAGCCAGCGGATTCGGGCGGGCGAAGTGGAGCCGGTCGAGGATGCGGAGCTTGCCCGCCAGTTGACCAGCGTTCGGTACAAGGTTGTTGGCTTGGGTGCGATTCAGATCGAGGAAAAGGCGGCGGTGCGGGCGCGGCTTGGCCGTTCGCCCGACGACGCGGACGCCTACGTTATGGGCCAGTGGGGCTTGCGGCACGTCCAGCCGATGCGGGACGGTGAGGACCATGTGCAGATGCGGATGTTCCGCCCGGCCGCGGCAAGTATGGGAGGAATGGTGGCATAATGAACGAGCAGACCGAAACAACCATCGTCAACAGGTGCCGGGACTGGTACACCGGGTCCTTGGACATGGACGCCTCGAACGGCTGGCGGGAGCGTGCCCGCAAGGCGATGGAATACTACAACGGGACGGGGCAATGGGAAAATGCGGTCGTCAACAGGCTCAAGCAGGAAGGCCGGCCGGCCCTGACGATCAATAAAATCCTGCCGACGATCAACGTGGTTTGGGGCCAGCAGTTGAAGAATGCTACGGAAATCACCCTGTCCGGGGAGAAGGGCGAATCGGATGCGGTTGCTGCGATGGGCAGCCAGCTTATCAAGCACGCGATGGACTATTCCAACGGCGTCGAGGCTTCCGGGGACGCCTACCGGGACGGCCTGATTACGGGCAAGGGCTGGGTGTCTGTCGATCACGTCTTTGGGCGCGACCCACTAAACGGGGCGCTGTTGATCGAGGCGGTTTCTCCGCTGACGATCTTCGAGGACCCCCGGAACATGGCGTATGACGCAAACGGCGGGGAGTTCTTGTTCCGCGAGCGGCCGATGACGCTGAATGAGTTGCAGGCCCGCTATCCAAAAAAGTACGCCGATGCCTTGGCGGCTTCGGCCCATGACTGGTCGGGTGACGCAAACTACGGCACGAAGGGCTGGCGCGGCCTGTTGTCGTTCATGCGGCAGATTCTTGGCCGGGAGGAGGGCAACGTCGGCGACTCCGGCGCCATGCGGACCGTAACTGTCCGCGAGTGCTGGCACAAGGTTTGGGAGAAGCAGCGGATTGCCCACGTTTCGCTGAACGGCCGGACCATCAGCGGCAAGATTCGCAACCGGGCCGACGAGGTTGAATTACGAGAGGCCATGAAGAATGCCCGCGACGGCGAGTTTGCCTACATCCGGGACAGCGTAAGCCTGCGGATGGACCTGGCGGTGATGGTGGGCGACTGCCTGGTGTGGTATCAGAAGGACGGTTTGAACGGCTGCACGAACTATCCCTACGTTCGCTACTCGCCGTACTGGCTTCACGGGGAGGCGATGGGGGTTGTGGACAACCTGATGGGGTTGCAGGATGAGTTGAACAAACGGCGGTCGAGCCTGTTGCACGACGCGAACATCAACGGCAATCCGGGTTGGATTGGCGGGACGCCTACCGAGCGCGGCTGGGCGACGATCAACAACTTCGCCTCGACGCCTGGTGGGTACATCTGCGTCGACGATTTCAGGAACGGCAATATCAGCCGAATCCAGCCGGGCTCGCTGTCGCCGGCGCACGCCGGGCTTGCCGAGTTGTCCGAGTCTGACATTCGGGAAGTCAGCGGCGCGAATCCGGACATTATGGGCACCCGCCCGGAGCAGTCCGAGTCAGGCCGGGCGCGCCTCATCCGGCAGGAGGCGGGTCAGACTACGCTTGCCCCGGTGGTGAGCAACTTCTTCCGGGCGCAGGGCCTGTTGGGCGAGACGGTCTGGGAGATCGTCCGCAACAACAACATATTCCGGCCCGAGCAGGTGTTGGCCATTGTCGATGATGAGACCTTGGCGGAGCTTGGCGGCCCTCGAGGCGCGGTGGACGCGATGAACAATTGGGACGTTGGGAGTTTCGCGGTCAAGGCGACTGTGGCCAAGGTGAGTACGACCTGGCGCGGGGCGCAGCTTGAAGAACTCAACGAGTTTAACCAGCTTGTCCGGGGCATGGGGATGCAGCTTCCGCCGGACGTGAATAACGCGATGATCGTCAAGGCGCTGGAGTTGGCGGACTTCCCCGGCGCTCAGAGGATGGCCAAGATGCTCAAGGAACAGCCGGCGACTCCGAGCGTAGCGGGCGCGGTGCCGGGTCCTGCAAACAGGTTGCAGGGCACGCCTACGGGCGCGGTGCTGGCGGCAAGCGGCGGACAGCCGCAGTAGCAAGAAAACCGAATATCCCCAAACAAGCCCGCCGGCCAGCGGGTGAGTTTGCGAAAGCGAACCAAAGGGAACCCGTCACTTAGCTAAGTGGGTGATGGGTTCCCTTTTTGTTTGGGCTTACAACATTCGCTTCGCGGCAGCGTTAGCCGCGTTCCCCCCCGGTCCGGGGTCAAGGGCCGTTCGGGCGGGCCGCCCCGTTAAGTGGCCACTGTAGGAGATTGGACATGAGCAAGTTGGAAGAGATGGTAGACAGAGCGGTATCGGCAACGGCGGCAACCCCGGCGGAAACGACCGAGGATGCCGCGGCGGAAGCGGTGCGGGAAGAGGGGGCCAAGCCGGCTGCCGAACCCAAGGCCGCCGAGGAAACTGCACCCCCCGCACCCGAAGCCGAGGCGACGGTCAGCAGCATTCTCGAAAGCCTGAGCCACAAGCAGGTGGTCCAGACCCCGGCCGGCAAGGGCTTGCTGGCGCAACTCAAGCGGGAGCGTGAACAGAAGTCGGCCTTACAGGCCCAACTCGACGCACTCCTGGCCGAAGTGAAGCCGGAAGCCGAGCCGGAAGAGGCGGCGGACCCCTTCGCGGGGATGGAAGAGGACGATCTATTGGAAGTCGGCAAGGCCAAGGAGGCCCTGCCGAGCCTGATCGCCCGCGAAGTCTCCAAGGCCATCGCGCCGCTGACTGCCCGCCTGGAGGCCACGGACACCGCCAACTCGGCCAGCATCAAGGCGGCCGGGGCAAGGGCGCTCTACGAGCGTCAGCAGGCGGGCGAAATCCCGGCTTCCGTCAATGTCGGCCAGCTTTTCCAGCAAGCCGTATCCGAACTCCAACAGTCCGAGCCGGATATTCTCGCGTCCCTCAAGAAGCGGGATGACCCGGTAAGCGCGATCTGGAACTACGCCTCGGCCGCCGTGCCTGCCGTAGCGCAGGCATTGGGCAAGGCCAAGGGTATCCAGACCCGGACACAGGAAACGCGGGCGGCCCGTGGCCGTTCGCCGGAGACCGGGCAAAGGCCCGGCTCCCTGACACCAATCATAGACGCGCTCCGCGACCGGAACAAACCAAAGTAGCCGCTCGCGGCCGGCGTCGGAAAGAAGTGAATTGACATGGCTGACACATACACACCGTCTGCCTTGCAGGCAGTCAAGTGGAGCGCCGAGTTCTTCAAGTACGGCCTCCAGAACATGTTCTTCGGTGACTTCATCGGCGATCCCGCGTCGATTGAGGACCATGAGGGCAGGCCGTCGGAAGTCCAGATCGGGACCGATCCCAACGCCCTGATTCAGATGAAGATGGACCTGGCGGCCGGGCCGGGCGGGAGCGTCGTGTTCCCGCAGCTTGCCCCGCTGGCGGGCAAGGGCAGGGCCTACCTGACCACCGACACGACTTCCATGACCCTGGAGGGCAACGAGGAGGCCATCAGCGCCTACTCGTGGACGGCGACCCTCAAGGAATGGGCCCATGCGGTTCGGGATGAAGGCCCGCTGACCCGACGGCTGGCCGCCTTCGATTGGGACCCGGCGACTCGCAAGGCGTTGGGCCTGTGGTTCGGCGTCAACATGGACGCCATGACCTACGCCGCAATGGCCGGCCTGGCGTTCACCACGGACAACAGCAAGGCCCTGGTTGCCCAGCGGACGCCCAGCGCCACCCGCAAGATTACCGGCGGGTGCAAGGCGGGCACCGTCACCATCCACACGACGGATGCCGCGCTGGACTCGGAGGAGTACATGTGCCTGGAGATCATCTCCAAGGCCCGGCAGAAGGCCAAGGCGGCAGAGCCGATCATACGGCCCATTCGCAGCGGTGGCAGGGACTGGTATTACATGTTCATCAGCCCTCGCCAGGCGTGGGACCTGAAGAACAACGTCGGGGTCTCGACCGGCCCGACGTGGGATAGCGCCCAGAAGTACGCGTCCGAGCGCGGCTCTGACAATCCGCTGTTCACAAAGGCCCTCGGCGCATGGGACGGCGTGATGCTGTTCGAGTACGACAAGATCGCCAGCCGAACCGGCGCGGGCGGCTCGACGGCGCCCGAAGTGTTCGAGACGGCCGACCCGGTCTCGATCGGCACCACGGCCCACCGCGCGGTCCTCTGCGGCGCGTCGGCGGTCGTTCACGCCTACGGCAGCCAGCCCAAGTTCGTGGGCAAGCGGTTCGACTTCGACCGGCTGAACGGCCAGAGCGTTCAGACGCAGATTTCGGTCGAGGCGCCGTACTTCAACTCCGTGGACTACGGCAAGATGGTGGTCGATACCGCCGTCTCTGTCGCGTCCGGCACGTAAGCCGTACCAGTTGGCGGGTTCTTTCTTCTCCGGGGCGGTCGGCTACAACCGGCCGCTCCGGGGAAGGAGGTTTTTGGCGGGAGAGAGACGCGAGCGATGATCGAACGGCCGAACAAATTGTGGCTGCCACGAACCGGGCAGACGGTCTCTGACGTGACCGGAGACGATGGCTACTACCAACGCGGCTGCCCGCGAGCCACCAGGTTCATCAACAACGGCAACAATACCGTCACCGACCTGGCCACGGGCCTGATATGGATACGAGACCACGACGCGATGGGCAGTCCGTGGAACGCCACGATGACCTACGCGGACCTGCAAACGTACCTTGCCACGCTGAACGGGGCCGGGTACGCCGGGCGATCCGATTGGTGCGTGCCAAACGTCAGGGAGATTCATAGCCTCTGTGTATTCGACCGCTACGGCCCCTGTATGAACGCATCTGACTTTCCGAACGTCAAGGACAGTCGGTACTGGTCCTGCACAAACGGCTATGTGGTATCCCCGCCATCGGCGAACATCTATGCAGTGAATGTCCACACAGGCACTATCGAGCTGCAAGGCAAGACCAGCTCGTATTACTGCCGCCTGGTGCGCGGCGGGCAGAGGAACGCGAACCGATGAAAATGGTAGCCGGTTGCTGGTAGCTGGTAGCCTGGAAGCAGGAAGCAGGAAGCAGGAAGAAAAACATGGTCGACGAAATCCATCACGACGACGAGACAGGAGCGGTCCTCTACGCCACGCTGGAATCTACCTCGTCCGGCGACGCCGGGAAGCTTTGGAACACCAACAGCAGCGCCTTCGAGACGAGGACCGTCGCCAACTGGTCAACGAATCACTACTACGACATCGCCCTGACCGAGACCCCGGCGTCGAGCTATCATTACGTGGGGACAATGCCAGCCGTCCCGGCCGGGTTCTACTGGCTCAACTTCTACGTTCGCGCCGGGGCATCATCGCTCATCAGTGATGTATTGCTCTTGCGGCGGTTTGTCTACTGGAACAGCACGGCCCTTGCCCCTGCGGCGGGTGATTCGGTCGAGAACATGCTCCGCACCGTGCGGGTGGACTGGGCCACGAGCGATGCGGCCAGCGGGGCGGCGCTCAAGGCGGCGGTAGAGGCGGCGACGGCAGGGCAGACCGTGCAAGTTGGGCCTGGTACGTTTGCCCTCGGTACTGCTGCGATTACCATGCCTGCTGGAGGGGTCATCCTCATAGGAGCTGGAACAGATCAGACATGGATTACGCAGAGTGATGCCACGGCGGAATCATTCTCGATTCAACTTTCGTCAGGCAATGCCCTGATCTCCGATCTATCAATTCGGCAGCTATTGGTGGAGGCGAACACCATACAGACGATCCAGGCATTGGTATCGACGTTCTTGGTGGTTCGCCGCGTCAAAATAATCGGCACTTCTGACTGCATCGTCTCTGGAGGCGAGGTGCTGGTTGAGGATTGTGTTCTGGCGACGCAGTTCGATGCGTTGGTGGCTAACAGCGGCATGGTCAGGAATACCACGATCCGCTGCCATGACGACGGATTCAGTGGGCCACAAGGCTCGTGCATCAGGGTTGCAACTGGCGGCAATCTGACTGCGATGGATTGCTATTTGGAGGTTGGCGACGTTGGTTCACTGACAGAGGGGATTGAGGCTAAGGATGGAAACGCGACTGCGATTCGATGCCAAATCCTTGTCACCGGCGAAGGCGAGTCGGTCTACGCATTAGGATCAATCGTAGAAATAGGCTCGGCAAACATAACGGCCATCGGTTGCGACTTTGACCGAACCAAGACCCATACCGTCAACGGCGGTACGATCCTCGACATCCCCGCCGCCGCCGTGGGCACGGACGGGCTTGCCCTTGCCCAAGCCGCGACAGCACTCAGTAACGCCACCTGGACGGATGAGAAGGCTGGATATCTTGACGAGTCGATAGCCACGGGCAACGCGAGTGCCGCTGACGCCGCGAGCCAGACCACCGCCGCGAACATCCGCACGGCGATTGGCATGGCTGACGCCGACCTGGACACGCAAATAGCCACCCTGGCCACTCCTGCCGACGTGGGAACGCAACTTACGAGCTACGGCGCGGCCAAGACAAGCGACGTGACCGGCGCGCACTCGACCACGGACGGCAAAATCGACAACGCACAGGCCGACGTTACGACC